TGTTGAGTCGGCAATCGACGAGGGCCTCCTGGAGATCGTCTGATGGTCAACGACGACAATAACTTCGATGAAGCACGTGACGCTATAGAAAGTGGTCTCGCTGCGGGAATCGCAGAGCTCCACTCGGAGGTCCTCGGCACGACGATCCAGAACATGACCGACGGAAAGGATGCTCTCGGAAATCCGTGGCCGCTCGTCGAGGACGCGACGCTGGCCTCACGGCAGACACGCACGACGGATGCCCGGGCCTTGGTCGACACCAACGAGTATCGAGCCGATATCGTTGCGAGCTCGGAAGTGAATCCGAAGGAACTTGTAGGCGTGATCGGGACAAGCAAAGACTTCGCCAAGCACCACGAGTTCGGTGCGCCGGAGGCTGGCATCCCACGTCGGCCACTATTCGGGCCCGCAGGAAAACTCGGCGAAGAGTTGTCGGTAGAACTGATTGGCGTCGAGATCGACACACGACTCGAAGATGCGGGAGTCGACTGATGCTGACTACTGCTGAAGAGGATCGCCTCGAGGCCGAACTCCCGACGACCGCGATCTCCATCGGGTACGATGGCTAGGTTTACGACTACGACTTGGACGTCCACTGGTCAGGCGGAGACAACACCGGGGATGATGCGGGCGGCTCACCGGACTACCCGGCGCTCGTGTTTGGGTGGGACTCGCAGAACGATCCACGCCCAGAACGCCAGCCAGCAAGCAGCCTCGATGCGGTCGACAACCCTGCTGGCGAAGCGGGGCTGACCGAGACCGAGGTTCAGGAAGTCTCCGACGACCTGTCAGTAACTGTCGCAGTCCGTGCGAGCCACGACGACAACGGAGTCCCACCGCAGGTCCGGGCCAGTAACCTTACCCGGGTTCTTTGGCGGGCAATCGAGGATGATCTCGACATCAACTCCGAGGGCCCGAATGTCGAGCGGCCGATCCGACCGGAAACCACCGCCTCCCCGACGCCGTCGCGTGTCGAGCGGACATACCGCTATACGTGGACCGTCCGACTGCATCACGCTGAGCGATTTGTCACCGACTACCCGACGGCCGAGAGTGCGGACTACAGCGCCGATTCGACAATCAACTAATCACGAAGACGACACATCATGACTGTTTCACCAGTAACGATAGACGTATCAGCAGAGCTCGGAGCACTCCCACAGGAGACCTTTACCGACGCTGCGGTAATCGGGACGGCGACGTCGTCGCCTCCTGGAGCTGCATTCGGTGAGGTCAACCGCTATCAGAGTGCTTCTGAAGTACAAGACGATTACGGCGACGGCTCGGATGTCCACACGGCATCCCAGAACGTTGCCGAGATGGGGGCTGACGCATGGTACGTCATCGTCCTCGAAGAGACAGAGGTAGCCGACGAGACCGTCGACGACGGCTCGACCGTCGCAAACACGCCCATCCTCGGCAACGCTGGCGTCACGGCTGACACCCGTGATGTCGTCTATGTGGCCGACGATCCGGTCACCACTCCCGATGCGGGAGAGGTCGCGATCAACACGGCGACCGGCGAGATCTCCACCGGCGATGGAACGAGCGCGACGCTCACCTACTCCCACGTCGACTGGAGTGGCCTCGACGAGCTCGCGGTCCAGGGCATCAACCGAGCCCACCTCGCCGACACCCGCGCTGGGCTCGAACACATCGGCGACTACGATGCGTTCGTCGGGTGGGCGTCGGCCGCGCAGGTCGGTGTGATCCTCCCGCTGAAGAACCCACAGACCTACGCCGACGACCAAGCGGCGATGGAGGCCGCCCACGAGATCGCGGGCTACGTCCCGGCTGGAAACGTGCTCCCAGTCGCAGCAAAGGCTGGCGGCGACATCGGGGCGCACAAGCTGGGTCAACTCGCGGTCAACGATCCGTGGTTCGACCCCTACTTCGATAACGACGGCTACCCCTACAGCATCGACTCGATCAAGGGGAGTCTCATCGGCGATCCGGGAACCACGGGGACCTTTGTCGGCGGCGATGCCGACGGATCCGGCCCGGTCAACGTCGTCATCTCGGTTAGCGGGGTGAACGTGCTGTGGCGATCTGTGTCGACTGCCGGTGCGGCGAGCGACTACCAGTACTTCGACACGCAGATGACGGAGTACTTCGCGGTCTCCGTGATCGAGAACGCTCTCACCTCGCTCCAACTCCAAGAAGACCGCATCCCGTTCACCGGGATCGGCCAGTCAATGATCGAGGGCTCGATCGTCGGCGCACTCGACGAATACGTCGGCGGGCCAGACGATCCGTTCGCGGATGCGACCGTGAATGTCCCCGATCCCGAAGACCTGGGCGACACCGACAAAAGTAATCGCAACTGGACCGGCATCACGCTGGAGTACCAGCTGAGCGGCAGCGCCCAGACCTTCGAGGTCGACCTGACGCTTACACTCTGAGGTGACCAATGGCAGAATATCAAAAAGACGAGGTGACGATCCTCGTCAACGGTACCCGAGTCGTACAGATGAAGAACTTCGACCCTCCGGAAGAGTCGTACTCACGAAGCTACGACGACACCGTCGGGGACGACGAGAACGTCCTGCTCAACGACAACAATCCAGAGCTCGAAGGCGAGGTCGAGGTCTCGCCCACGTCACCGACGATCAACACACTCAACAGCCTGTTGGAGAGCGGCGAGCAGGCGACGATCACGCTCCGCTACCCGAGCGACGACGTCAAAGACAACAAGACGTACACCGGTGTCGTCTTCACCGACAAAGCTCACGCCAATTCCTTCGACGATGATCCCGAGTCGCCGCCGAACCGAACGTACACTTGGATCGCGGATGACGTCAACTAACCATGTCTGACCAAGAATTCGACCTCCAAGAGTTCGAAGAACAGGAGTGGGACCTCGACGGCAGTGCCGGTCAGCAAGAGATCTCGCACGACTTCATCAACGGCAGCGAAAAGCGGTTCCTGCTTCAGGACCCAGAGCCCGAGGTGATCATGCAGCTCGTTCAGCCAGTCGGCGATGACACCGACAGGTCAGAGGTTCTGTTCGAGTTCATGCGAGAGACTGTGGTCTCTCCCGAGATCACGCTGGAGCGGTGGAGGGATATCCTGTCGCCAGACAAGATCGCTCTCACCAACAAGGTATCTGACGCTCTCGGAGTGGACCGCATTCTGGGGTTTCCCGACGGTATTCCCGAGGACGAGCTGGAAGACTTACTATCCGAATAGCTCGGGAGTGGAACCTGCTCATCGAGGAGGTCGACAAGTGGCCGTGGCAGAAGAAGCTGTTCTATGCTGAGTGCATGGCGGCTACGGACCCTGACCACAGCGAGGCGGATCACCCAGACGTCGACTTCGATCAGATGATGCAGGACGCCCCCGACCCGTCTCAATTTAAATGAACGGCTACTGAACTGGCCGTTCAAAAATGTAGTAGGTCGTGTGGCTATTCACCTGTGATGATCCTTTCAATTCCCACCCGTCTTTAGCCATTTCGTTGAACTTTTCCTCGGCTTTTTCCTCAAACTCACCCCAGACTATTTTGACGGTCTTATACTCGTACCGCTGATCCTGCGACATACTTCGTAGTTGACCGCTCGCTGTAATAAAAACAATCCCCAACAAATATGTTCGGAAGTAGCACCGTCCGCACGATCCAGACCGTTTTTGAGGTCCAGGATCGCGGGACAGAACAGCTCGACGCCGCTGAGCAGCGTGGAGACGAGCTTGCTGACACGATGGGACAAACCGAGCAGCGGCTCGGGGCTGTCACGCAAGCACTCACCGCGACTGGGGCTGCGTCCATCGCACTCGGTGGCTCGATCGCGCTGCTGACAAGCCGATTCGGACGGCTCGATAAGCAGTTCCAGACCATCCAGACAACCTCTGGAGCGACGGCTTCCCAGATGGAGCAGATTCGGACCGCAGCGAAAGACGTGTCGACGACGCTCCCAGTGTCGCTGGCTCAGTCGGTTGAGGCAACGAAGCAACTGAGCTTCGCAGGCCTGTCAGCCTCTGAGTCGATGGCCGCTCTATCGGAGACGAGCCAGTTGGCGGTTGCTGGTAATCTTCAAGCGGGGCAAGCAGCACAGACTGTCGCTCGATCACTGAATGCATTCCAGCTTGAGGCACGCCAGACAGATGCGATTGTAGGAGCACTCGGGGCGACATTCGCCAGCAGTGCAACGAATATCCAGTCTCTATCTCAGGGACTCACTGAGGTCCAAGCGACTGCGAACGCAGCTGGGCTCTCTGTAGCTGAAACTGTTGGTTCTCTCGGCCTGCTGGCTTCATCCGGTCTCGCTGGTTCGAAAGCAGGGACTAGCCTCAACGCTGTCCTTCGCAGGTTGACGTCAGGCAGTGGTGAAACACAAGAAGCCCTGAGCCAACTGAACCTCTCGATGCAGGACTTCACAACCTCATCGGGAGATCTCCGCGGGATCACGTCGATCATGTCGACGTTGTCTAGCCGGATGGAAGGGGTCAGTTCGGAAGCCGAGCGTATCCGAATAGCACAACAACTCGCTGGGAGTGAAGGTGCCCGGGCGCTGATCCCGCTTCTCAACCAGACTGATAAACTCTCGGCGAAGATCAATTCGAACCTTCGTGCTGAGATCCAAGGTGCCATCGGCGATCTTTCTGAAATGGACGCCTCACAGTTGGAGGCAGCCTCGCAAGCTCTCGGGACCGATGTGTCCGCTGAAACGACGACAACAGAACTCATCTCGACCCTCCAGCGCCTCGATGAGCAAGGTGAGTCGACCGAACAGATCGTGTCACGACTACAGGTCGGTCTCGGTCTAACAGGCGACGCTGCGAAACTCCTCGCGAGCGATATCACTGAGACGAACAAGTCGGCAACTGAACTCGCTGACGGGATCGGCGGCGTTGTAACGGCAGAAGAGCTTGCGACCAAACAGACCCAGACACTCAGCGGGCAGATTCAGCAACTCAGATCCGACCTCCAAGTCATCGGATATGAGATGTTCCAAGGGACAAAGCCAGCGACGATGGGTGTTGTGGGAGCTTTGCGGAGTCTGACGACGCCGATCGCCCAGAACGAATCAGCGGCCCGCGCACTTGGAACCGGTCTCGTTGTAGCGACTGGGGCGATGGGTGTGGCGACTGCTGCCCTCGCTGCTCACGCCGTGCAACTCAAGATTGCCACAATCGCTCAAATAAGTCTCTCCAGCCAAACCTACGCAGGCTCGGCTGCCCTGTGGGCCCATTCGGCAGCCACAGCAGCTGCCTCAAAGGCTCAATGGCTGATGACGGCGTCAGCGGGCCAACTCATCCTCGCCCTTGCATCAAAAGCAGGAGTACTGGCTGGCGAGGCGACTGCCCTGTGGACGTCGACGGCAGCGACTCTCTCAAAAGCAACTGCGATGGGGGTTCTAACCGGAGCCACAGCACTGGCTAGTGGGGCTCTTACAACGTTTTGGACACTGCTCGGCCCCATCGGTTGGGCAGTGCTCGGTCTTGCAGCAGCCGGTGCGGCTCTGGCTGCAATTTGGAAAGGAGATCTCTTCGGCGCTGGAGACAAGGTTGGCGGGATGTTGGCTTGGTTCGGCGACAAGGCCGGCGTCGCGTGGGCAGCCACGAAGCAACTACTCGGCATCCTCTGGGAACTTGGACGGATCGGGGCGACTCTCGGCGGTCTCGCTCTTGTAGCGCCGTTCGCCGCGCTGCTGAAGCTACCAGGATTCATCCAGGATGTAGCGCCACAGGTAAAAGAGGCCGCGATGCAACTTCCATCCCAGGTCGTTGCTGGCCTCAACAGTATGGGCCGCTGGAAGTACCTCGTCCCGGTTGTTGGGCCGCTGCTCGGTCTCCACGAAGTGATCACCGGGTTAGGCCCCAGGGCGAAAGAGGCCGCGATGCAACTCCCATCACAGATTGTCGCTGGTCTCAACAGCATGGGCCGCTGGAAGTATCTCGTCCCGATCCTCGGCCCGCTGATGTTCGTCCGAGACGTCTTGACGAACCCGCAAGAGTGGCGCGAAGCCGGGGCCCAGATTCCGAACATGATTGCTGCGGGAATCGGTGATGCCGCCAACGCACCCGTTGACGCTGTCACAGGTGTCGTTGGAGATATTCGGTCTCGACTTCCGTTCTCTCCCGCGAAGGAGGGCCCTCTCCAGGACATCGACAAAACGGGTCCTGCTCTCGTATCGACGATCGCCGACGGCGTCGAGAGTGAGGGCGGTCAGTTGACGTCTGCCCTCGAGGCGACACTCGGACGGACGCCACTAGGAATGGCTGCTGGCGCAGCGGCAGATGCCGCTACCGATGCAGCGGGATCGGTCGGCGGCCAGCAGATAGAGGTCACGGTCAACAACGAGATCGTCGTCGACGGCAGTGGAGATGTCTCCGGTGACGTCGAGACCGCAGCCCAACGCGGGACGTCGACGGCGCTCGATGAGTTCCTCCGCCGACTCAGTCGTGAAACCAACAGTAAGCCTGGAGGCCAACAGTGAGCGAAACAGTCACCATCGGCGATATCGTGCTGTCCGGAGTAACTAACCTCAGCGATAGTGGTGGTTGGCAGACCTCCGAAAAGCGTGTCGAGAAGGGCTTCGACTTCGAGAGCTACGTCGATCCAGAGCCAATCGAGGAATCCATCGAGGCGTGGGTGAAAAAAGAGGACATCGGAGAGGTCCGTGATCTTCGCGAACAGTCGCAACCGATCCCGGCGTCCGTTGGATCACTCTCGATCCCCCGAGCATCCCTCAAAAGCCTCGACGTCACCGATGAGCGTCGACCGAACCACCTCAAAGTCAGCCTGACGATCAAGCAGATCACCGAGGCAGAAGTCGAGGCGGCTGAGATCAACATCGAAACTGAGTCGGGATCGATGGGAACTGCAGCTGCAGAAACAGAGCCGTCGACGGCGCAACCACAGGACTCCGACGGCGGGAGCGTCGAAGATGAGACTGGTGGGATCGTCGGGGCACTGTCTGGTGTCCGAGAGTCGCTGGCAGGGGTGTTTTAGATGGAGGAGATCCCGATTCCCACGCGGCGGGCCCGGAAGAAGCAGCCGATCCATCGCGAGATCCCGCTGCGAGCATTCGACGGGCAACGGTTCGCTATCCGCTTGGACTGGAACTCGGTTGCCGGTCAGTGGACTGTCGAGATCGAGCACCTCGCACGAGAGTTCGTCGTGACGCGGTCGGTTGCGAACGCTTACCGCCCGTATTCGTATATGCCGTTCGTCGTCTTCATGTTCGCCGACCCATCTGCCGAGGCCGAGCGGGTCACGCCCGACAACATCGGCGACACGATGAAACTCTGGGCGCTGCCGGGGCCAGCCGGTCGACAGCCGGAGGATAACTGATGGCCGTCTACGAGCAGTACCGAAGCGTTGAGGCTGGCGAAGTCTCACTCGACGGCCTCGATGTCGAGATCACCGTCACGCAGCCGAAAGATGACTCGCTCGAATTCGAGGTGTCAGTGTGGAACCTCACCGAGGACACGTGGTCGAAGATCGAGTCTGGCGACCTCTGCCGTGTTGAACTCGGCTGGTCCGACGGCCCGGTTGAGACAGTCGTCCTCGGAGAGATCGACACACTCAGCCGCGGCTCGGATGGTCGCGATATCGAACACACGATTGCTGGTGTCGGCGAGACCGACGCAGCGCTGAAGGTGCGACCAGAGCCGCAGACCTGGAAGGACAAGCGTGTCGACCAAATCGCCACCGGGCTTGTAAGCAGCATCGGGCTCTCCGCGAAGACCGAGGCCGCGGGATCGCCCATCTCGGGGACGTGGTCAGCCACGGACGACAAGACGATCTCGAAGTGGCTGGATGACTTGATCCAGATCGCCGCCAACAAGACTGGTGTCGAATGGGAGTGGTTCAGTACTGGGGGTCAGGTCCACGTCCTTCCCCGCTCGTCGAAAGCCTCCGATGCTCCGAAGCTTAGCTACGGCGGGATGCTCTCCTCGATCGGGGAGAAGTCGTCTACCGACGACGACACCGAGGGGCAGCTCACGTTTGAAGCGATGTGAGAGCCCCGGATCACAAAAGGGTCTGCCGTTGCGGTCGACACGGAGCAGTTCAGCGGAGCCTACCGGGTGAGTGACTACGAGTTCTCTTCATCGACAGTGTCGGGAGATCACTTCGTTGAGGGGACGCTGACGCCCATCGATGCCGACTACTCGATTGCATGACCATGACTACTACCACAAGTCGACCGACGGGAGGTATTGATGCCAAGTGACGTCCAGACGATGCGGCAGTTCGTCCAGGACGAGATCGAGGGGATCTACACGATCAGTTTCGCTCGCGTCCAGGAGGTCGACGATCAGCGCCGGGCGACCGTGTCGCTGAAGAGCAACGATTCGGTGGTCATCGACAACGTCCCTGTGGCTTCGATCTGGGCCGGGGACGGGTCGGGAGTAATTGTGCCGGTCGAGAAGGGGGCAGAAGGGCTGATCCTCCACGCTAAGGAGCCACTCAAAAAGCAGATCCAGAAGCGTGGGGAGCAAGCTCCGGAGAGTGATCTTCGGTTCGAACTGGAGGACGCTG